ACCTGCCGGCGTTCGCCCGCGATCTGGTGGTCGAGCGAGACGCGCTCGATGCCAATCGCATCAACGCGAATCTGCCGCTCGACCACGTCAATCAGCTCCGCATCGTGGCGGCAGCGGCCGTCAACTATATGCAGCGCACGGCGCCGCGCGACGCTCTCGCGGCTTAATTCGCTCACGGCCTCGCGGCCTGAAATCTCAGGATCAGGAGAACACCAATGTCGAAAACTGTCGGCGGCCGCGTCGAGATCACGATCGACGGCGTCGCCTACCATCCGGTCGCGGACGTGCAGCTCCAGGAGAGCAACATCGAGACCGAGGTTGTCGACAACCAGGACGGCACGATCGGCCGGACGGTCAAGTCGAGCCACTACGAGCTCGACATCACGTTCCGGTTCATGGACGGGCTCGATATCCAGCAGCTCATGGGCCGCACGTTCAACTTCTCGATGGTCGAAAAAGATCTCGGCCGCTCGATCCTGATGAGCAATGCCTTTCTGTCAGGCAAGCCTCGCCGCAATACCACCAACGGCGAGATCTCAGGCCTGACGCTCGTTTCCAGTCAGCTCACGGTGCGGTGAGCCGACGGCGGTGAAGCGTAGCTAGTGCGGCGGCGTTGGTGCCACACACATGGGGGAACTTATGGCTTTGCAACCACGGCTGGCGCCAGCGCCAGTGTCTGCGGCTCTGCCCGATGCGACGATTGCAGTTCGCGTCGAGCTGACCCGCCCCCTCACCGGCCACAACGGCCCGGTGCAGGTAATCGACATCCGCGAGCCGACGATGGGAGACTACGTCGATTGCGGCCCGCTAAGCCGCAAGATGGCGCACGATCCTCGCTTCAGCCACGAGATGAAAATCGAGATCGCCGACAACCCGCAGGCGCTGATGGCCTGGATGGTGCGGCTGACGGGCCAGCAGGAGGCCGTGCTTCGCCAACTCGGCGCCCGCGACTCGTTCGCGGTCAAGTCCGAGATCGAGCGTCTCGTCTCGGAGATCGAAGCGGGAAACTCGTCGAGCGCGCCACCGCGCTAGTCTGCGCGTTCGGCCTCAGGCCCGACGACGTCGAGGCGATGCCGGCCTACCGGGTGAACTTCTGGTATGACCGGTTCGTCGAGTATCGCTCGACGAGCGAGGGGCAGTGGCAGGCGTTGGCAAGCGAGCTATCCGGGAGCGGCGGCTAGACCATGGCGACCATGCAAGCGACGGCGATCATCTCCGCCGTCGACCGCGCGACGCCCGTGTTCTCGCGCGTGGCTGCCTCTGCGGCGGCGCTGGCGCGCTCGCACCAGGCCACGGCGGCCTCGTTCAGCCGTGTCGGCGCGCTCGCAACCGCCGCATTCGCGTTGCCTGCCGTGGCCGGGTTCAACGCTCTCATCTCCCGCACCCAGGACTTCGAAAAGGCGCTCGTCGGCGTCAAGATTGCTGGCATCGCCGACAATCTAGAGAAGGGTGTTGTCAATTTCGAGGCGATCAACGAGCAGGCGGCCAAGACGCGCGAGGAAGCGATGCGCCTTTCGAAGGCGCTGGCGCTCTCGCCGACCGGGTTGCTGCAGTCGGGCGAGGCTGCCCTGAAGATGGGTCTCGCGGCCGACAAGGTCTCGCGGCTGATGGAGATGTCCGGATCGGTCCACATCCAGGACCGCGAGATCACGATGCAGAAGGCGGCCGAGTTCCTCGGCACGCAGGGAATCCTGTTCGGGGCCGGCAAGGACGGCCGCGACTACAACACCGACATCACGAAGATCGCCAACCAGTGGCTCGGCGTCGCCAACATGACGCGCACGAGCGCGAGCAAGATCGAGGAGGGCCTGCGGCAGTTCGCGCCGCTCTATTCGAGTTTTGGCGAGACGTTCGGAAACACTGCGGCTCTTATCGGCGGCATGGTGCAGGCCGGCCAGATGGACGTCGAGTCGGGCACTGCGCTCAAAAGCCTTGGTGTTCGGCTGCTGAAGCCGACCAGAGAAGGCCTGAAGTCGCTCGAGATGGCCGGGATCGACCGCTCGAAGTTCATGGACCTGACGCCTGTCACCGGCAAGATTGCCTGGAGCAATCTGTCTCGGATGACCGACGTGCAGTTGAGCAAGCCGCACAGGAAGGCGCTCGAAAGCATGCTGCTCGCTGGCGAGCGCGGCAATCTGTTTCAAAATGAGGAATACCAGCAGCGGCTGCTGCAGCTATACAACAATGCGACCGGCGCGCGCAGCCAGGACGCGAAGGACCGCAACCAGCAGCGCATTTTGCTGTCGCTGCTGACCGGCGGTGGCAAGATCAAGATGATGGATTTCATCGTCGCTCTTGGCGAAGCGATGGAGTCCGGCAAGCTGACGCCGGCGCAGATGGCGCACATCGGCGAAGGGCGGCACCTGTCGCGCTATCAGGCGCTGTTCAAGATGCTGCCGTTCGTCAAGGAGCTGCGCGAAAAGCTGCGGGATGTTAACAGCGAGTTCACCGACGGCGGCAACAAGATCTGGCGGGACAGCGACGCCGGCAAGTGGGAGGCGGCCGTCGCCTCGATGGACCGGGCGCTGATCAAGCTGCGCTCGAGCGAGGGTGTGCGCGCGCTGATCGGCGTGTTCGAGACGATCGCTGACAAGATCGCTACGCTGCCGCCCGGCGTGTCCGAGGCTGGCGGCAAGTTCTTGGCGCTCGCAGCCGCGTTCACGGCGTTCGGGCTGGCCGCCAAGGGCGTGCAGATGGCGCTCTCGACGCTAGCCGGCAATCCGCTGATGCGTGCATTGATCATCGGCGGCGCGACAATGGGCGGTCTTGGCATTTTCCGCGAGCCGGAAAAAGGGACACGGCCTTGGGCTGAGATGCAGGAGGATCAGTTCCTCGGGGCCAACTCCCCAATATTTCAGACGTTCAACGAATTGGAGCGCGTGGTCCGCGCCGTGGCGTCGTTCGCTGCAACGATATCATCGGACTTCGCAACACTGTTCGGGCTGGATCCGACAGACTCACCGTTGGTGCTCGCGCTCACGAAGATGAACGAGCTGGTGCGCGGAATCGCAGACACGATTCGCTGGATTGAGGGTCACTACAAGGTTGCGACCGGCCGCGCGGAGGAAAAGCCTGGGCTTATGCCCCCTGGCGATATCAATGGAAATCCAGCCCAGCAGGCGCTTGCTTGGACCGAAATCTGGATTCGCATGGTGAAGGGGCTGATGGAGCGGTGGACTGGTAACAGCGGCCCGCCAGGTCAGACAGCTCCTCCGGTCCAGGTGCAAGGTCAGGTGCAGGGGCAGGCCGACCTGAACATCAAGGTCGAGCCTTCGCCCGAGTTCCGCGCCTTCATAGATAGCGTGCGACGGATGCGAATCGACGGCCAGATCGGCAACGGCAACGGCGTGACAATGCCGGATGGTCAGGCACCAGCCGCGCCTCAGCAGTAGGCGTAGCGGGCTTGCCCGCCTGAGCCAGAGGAAAAAATGACCGAATTCCGCAACTGGCCGCGCGAGCTTCGCCGCGCGAGCTATAAGGGGACGCGGTTCTACGTCGAGCGCGACGGGGTGGAGACCGGCCGTCGGCTCGTCGTGCACGAGTTCCCGCACCGCGATACGCCCTACGTCGAGGACATGGGTCGCGACGCCTACAAGATGAGCGTCACGGCCTACGTTGTCGGAAACCAGTCGGACGGCGAGGCGCAGGCGCTGCGCCGGGCCTGCGAGACGAAAGGCGCGGGCCCGCTGTCGCTGCCGCTCGATCGATTTCACGCCCACTGCGAGAAGTTCCAGCGCGACTTTTCGAAGGACAAGCTTGGGCTCATCGCGTTCTCGATCAGCTTCGTTCGCGACGGCGGCCTGGCTGGCCCGTTCCCGGTGCCGGCGTTGTCGCACCTCGTCAACCTCGGAATCAACGCACTGTTGGGGCCGTTGCGAGCCGCGTTCGGCGCCGTTTTCGCCGGGCTCGGGGTCGCGTCGTTCGTCTCGAGCGCGGCTGTCGGAATCGTGCGCGACATCGCAGCCACTCTGCAGGTGGCCGTCTCGATGCCACTGGTGCTGATCGGTGAGGTGCCCCGACTCGCGCTCGCTATAGCCGACCTGCACGACGACGCCGCGAGCCTCGTTCGTGTCGGTGCACTGGCCGCGCGGCTCGACCTGCGAGCGTTCGTGGCCGAGTCCGACGTCGTTGTCGTGCCGGAAATCGTCGACCGGGTGTGGGGCATCGTCAAAGGCATAGGGGACGTGACGCCGGCCGCGGCCGTGCTCGAGATCATGGCGCCGCTGGTGGAGTTCGCTGTCGAGCCGGGGCCGACCGGAACGCCGAGCGAGCGTCAGGCCGCTGCCAACGCCGAGGCGCTGGCAGGGCTCGTGCGGGTGGCGGCACTTGGCGCGGTTGCTGCAGCTGCCGTCGACATGCCTTTGCCGGACCGCCGGGCCGCGATCGATCTAAGGGCTCGCGTCGCAGAGATGTTCTCGGCCGAGCGCGAGCGTGCTTTCGTCGCCGGTAACGCCGATCTCGCTGTGGCTCTCGACGAGCTCGCCGGCCGTGTGGTCGAGCAGATCTCGCGCCGCGTCGCAGACCTGGCGCCGGTGCTGCAGGTGTCAGCCGATGCCACGATGCCCGCTCTGTGGTGGTCGCATCGCATCTACGGCACGGCTGACCGGGCGGCCGAGATCGCGCGCCGCAACCGCGTGATTCATCCCGGCTTCATGCCGCGCGAGATCGAGGTTCTTTCACGATGACAGTTCTCATTTTCGTGGGCTCGCGTAGCGCGCCTGCGCGCCTGAGCGAAACAACGTGAACGAGGAGTACGTCACCGTGCTGGCGAACGGCATGGTGTTCGACGGTTTCGAGCAGGTGCGGGTCACGGCTGCGATAAACGAGGCGGTGCGCGAGTTCCAGATCGAGACGACCGAGCTTCCAGGCGAGTTCAAGTTCCCGCCTGGAACGGCAATCGAGATAAGATCCAACGGCGATCTGCTGGTGAAGGGCTACGTCAACACGTACCAGACATCCGGCGAGGCGAAGTCTCACCAGATCTCGATCAAGGGCCGCGGCAAGGGCCAGGATTTCGTCGACTCGTCGGCCGAGCACGATACCGGAAACTTCGAGGATAAGGACGCCGGCGAGATCGCCGCCGCGCTCGATCGCTATGGCATCGGTATCAAGTCAAAGATCAAGCTCGACCGTGTGCCGTACTGGCAGCTGGCGCCAGGCGAGACGGCGTTCCAGACGATCGAGCGGATACTGCGCCAGGAAGGCGCGACCATGATGGGTGAGGCTGACGGCTCGATATCGATCGTCAACGCCTCGGTCGCAGAGCCTCACTTCGGGATGTTGATCGAAGGCCAGAACATCAAGAGCTGGCAGGTATCGCTTACCGATGGCTCGAAGCACTCGAACTATATCGTCAAGGGCCAGAACCGCCGCGGCACTGGCTCTGCGGCGCTGCGCATCCGCGAGGAAGCAAGAGACGGAACTGTAAGGCGCAATCGGCAGCGGGTGATTCTGTCGGAGACCGACACGACCAGCGCGAAGGCCAAGAAGCGCGCGCAGCACGAAAAAGAGCGTGCCGCCGGCAAGTCGATCAAGGCCAGCGTGCAGGTGCAGGGCTTCCGTGACATCCACGGCAAGATCTACCAGCCCAACAAAACGATCTACGTCTATTCGCCCATTCTGATGCACCTCGTTCGCGAGATGCTGATCGAGCGTGTGGAGTTCTCGCAGCACAATCGCTCAGGCTCGCTGACTCAGCTCACGCTGGTCGATCCGCGCGCCTACAAGGGCAAGTCGGCAGGCGATCGGCAGCGGTCTAAATCGGCGATCGAGGACGAGGCCGATACCGGCCGAACTGACAACGAAGCCACGACGGATCAAGCCTGGGAGGTGGAGGAGTGAGCTACTACGCCGACCGCGATTCTGCCCGCGTGATGCTCTCGCGCGCCGAGGTTATCGAGACGCACGAGAGCGAGGACGACCTCGCCCTCGTATCGCTCTATGGCCAGCATGGCGAGGTGCTGAAGCGCGTGCACCGCGTGCAGCAGTTCGGCGACGCCTATCGGCCACCGGCCGGCGCGCACGGCGTTATGATGTCGGCTGGCGGCCGCCGCGAAATGGCGATGTTCTTCGGTGGCGAGGAGCCGGCGAAGCGGCCGCGCGATCTCGGTGTCGGCGAGCGCGCGCTCTACAATTCGCACGGCCAGATCATCTACCTGCACCAGGACCGGATCAAGGTGACGACGGCGCTCTTCGAGATCGTAGGGCCCGTCAAGATCACGGGCGCGATGGAATTCATCGGTACGATCACCCACACCGGCAACATGAGCACCAGCGGCGTGCACACCGATTCCAACGGGGTGCACGTATGACGCTCGTCCGCATCCGCGACACGGAGGCCTGCGAGCGGCAGCCGCATCTGCTGTGGGATACGATCTGGGTGCAGCGGCTCGACGCTTCCGGCGGCTACGGCGACTGGGTGCTGGCCGGTGCCGGCGATCAGGTCGAGAGCCTCGGCGGGCTGAGAGCAGAGGCGTCGCTGCACACCGCGACTCTGATCCAGCTGTTTACCGACTCCCGCGCCGACGAGAGCGACCGCCTGCCGAGCGATGACGGCGACCGACGCGGCTGGTGGGGAGACAGCATCAGGCTCGACGGCGAGCCGGAGGCGCCGATCGGCTGCAAGCTGTGGCTGTGGGTCGAGCGTGGCGTGCTTACCGAGGATACGCGCAGGTCGGCGCAGGACACGGTCGAGGATGCGATGGCCGTTCTGCTCGACCAGGGCGCTGTCGCGCGCACCGAAGTCGTGACCGATATCGACCACGGCCGCCAAGCGCTTCTGATCTCCATATCGCACTACGACGAGTCCGGCGACCGCATCTACGACCAGCGCTTCGGCGTGCTCTGGTCGCAGGTTACGCGCAACGCGAGAATGAACTTCGGCGACGAATTACTGGTGGCTTGAACCGCTCACAGCGCGCACCGAGCAATGTGCGGAAAACGCACATTGCACTGCGCCTCCGCGAAGGCGGCGCAGTGGCGCCGGGCCGCAGTCGCGGCCTCATGAGGAAAACTGATGCCTTTCACAGTTCCGTCGCTGGGCGAGATCGCGCAGCGCACAGCCAACGCCTTCCGCGCTGACCTGAAGGGCTCGGACGCGCGGCTTTGGCCGAACAACCTTGCCGTCGCATCTAAGGTGATCGCGGGTGCGCTGTGGCCGGCCTACGCCTTCATCGAGTACGTCGGGCGGCAGGCGTTCGCGCATCTTGCCGACGGTCAGTTCCTCGAGCGGCACGGCGCCGAGTTCGGGATGGCGCGGCTGCCGGCGACCTACGCCGAGGGCTCGGTCGTGCTTTCCGGCGACAACGGCACCGTCGTCGCCGCCGGCGTCGTGCTCAGACGTGCCGACGGCGTAGAATACGAGACCACGACATCGGGTGCCGTCGCCGCCGGCGGCGTGACCTTGAAGGCCCGCTCGCGCGCGCTGGGCCGGACCGGCAACGCTTTGTCAGGCGTTGCTCTGACGCTCACCGCGCCACTGGACCGCATCCAGTCGTCTGCCACTGTCGCTAGCACCGGCATCGGCGGCGGTGCCGATGTCGAGTCCGACGAGAGCTACCGGGCTCGCATCCTGTTCCGCAAGCGCAACCCGCCGCACGGCGGTGCCGCTCACGACTACGTGCAGTGGGCGCGCGAGATCAACGGCGTGACGAGGGTCTACGTCGATCCGGTTACGGCTGCGAACGACAGAACCACGGTCGGCGTGTGGTTCCTCATGGACAATACATACGCCAACGGCGTGCCGCAGTCTGCCGACGTGGCGCGCGTGGCTGCCTACATCGATACGTTGCGGCCGGCTGGCGCACTCGTCTCTGTCGCGGCACCGACCGCGGTGGCGGTCAACATCACGATCACAGGCCTGTCGCCCGATACAACTCTTGTGCGCGAGTCGATCCTCGCCGAGCTGCGCTCGATGTTTCGCCGCGAGGTGCGCGTGTCGACGCTGACCGACCCGTTCACGCTGCACCGCTCGCTGATCTCCGAGGCGATCTCGATCGCCACCGGCGAGCACCATCACACGCTGACGGCACCGGCCAGCGACGTCACTTATTCTGCTGGACAGATCGCCACTCTCGGCACGGTGACCTTCGCATGATCGTTTGCAGCGCCTCGGGCGGTGACACCTTCCGCTGCCCTACGAAATGGGAGTTGTGGCGCCAGATCATGGCGTTGTTGCCGCGCGGCCGCGCGTGGCAGACGCACGAGGCGACCGGCGAGAGGATCGTTGCCTCCGAATCGGCGCAGGCCGGCGCCTACGAGCTCGGCTCGACCGGCCTCGGCACCGAGCCTGTGGTCGATCATCTGACCGTGATGCAGCGGTTCTGGGCTGCCTACGCCGCCGTGCTCGAGCACATGCACGCCCGCGTGTGTGCGCTGATCGAGGAATTCTACTGCTCGACGGCGGCCGATACGCTGCCGGAGTGGGCTACCGAGTACGGGTTCCCCGACACCTGCGAGCCGTGGAATTCGCTGTGCGACAAGGTGCGGGCCCAGGGTGGCGCGACGTGCGTCTATCTCGCGAGTCTCGCCGCGCGCGTCGGCTACACCATCGAGTGCATCGACTGCGGGCCGGACACTGCCGAGGCTGGATGCGCGGAAAGCGGTGTCGCCGTGCCGTGCATCTGTCCGCCGAACCGGATCATCATTCGTGTGATTTCCTCTGCAAGCCCCGCGATGACAGCCGTCGAGCCGTTCGAGGCTGGCAACGTCGTGGCCGGCTGCACGGATCCGTGCCCGCCTGCCGTATCTGCTCTAGTCTGCCTGATCGAACGCTACAAGCCGGCTCATGTGGCCGCCGTCATTGAGGTGATCTGATGCCGTACAACATTTTCGGACCACACGGCCCGAGCGTTGGCGAGACTACCGAGCGGGCTGCCAAGACGAACTCCGGCATGAACGTCTACACATGGTTCCGTGATTGCGTGGCTGGCGTTTCCGGCAGCGGCACCAAGATAACAGCAGACTTCCTGAACTTTGTCGCCGCCAACATGCGCCAGGCCGTAACCGGCATGGGTGTCACGGTCGGAACGACATCGGAGATCGACGATCAACTCCTGTTGAAGGCGATCCAGAAGGCCGACCGCGCAGTCACCACGGTCGGCGACCAGGGTGTACCGGTTTATGCTGGCCTTTCCGAAGGAGGAGCACATGAATTCCGCAAATTGCGCGGCATGGCCGGCGTTACCATCACCTACGATTCTGGCTCGAAGGAAATCCGCTTTACGCTCGGCGAGTCGACGCCGGAGAGCAACGTCGTCGAGACCAAGGGGCTCAACGCGCCTCCAGGCGGCGCGACCACCGGGCAGCGATACATCGTTGCTGCCTCGCCGACCGGCGCGTGGTCCGGTCACGAGAACAAGATCGCTACCAAAACGGCCGACGGCTGGTTCTTCCGGGCCGCCGTCGAGGGCGAGGGGCAGTGGACCAAGGACACGGACCTAATTTGGTACTGGACAGGCGCGGCGTGGAAGAATTGCTGCGACGGCGAGGGTGGCGGGAGCGGCGTTCCGGCAGACGTGTTTGGCTCCGGCGTTGATCATATCTACGAGACATCCGTCGTCGGAGTCGGAACGCCAGGGAGTGTGCCAGAGATCAGCGTTACGGTCGGAACGTCCAAGACTCACACGCAGTGGAACGCCACCGGCGTCGGCGACGGGTTCGGCGGCTCCGACAAGTTTCCTAACCCAGTTCTCCCGTCTGGCACGTGGAAGCTCGTGCACATCGGCGGTTATCACATCCATGGCTGGTCGGCGGTCGACCCTGAAAATGCGATCGCCTTTGGCGCCTACTCAATCTACGCGCGCCGATGCTACTTCCGCCGCACGGCTTGAGACGGGACACAGCTCATCATGACATCGTTCGCTTTCGACGGCGCGCACGGCACTAGCACGCGGCCGGCGCACAAGCCGGCCGTGCAGCCGTGGGCCAAGGACGAGTCTGCGCCTGGCCTCAACGACGGCACGCGGCTAACGGCCTCGTGGGCCAACGCGATCTCGGCCAATCTGCGGCACCTGCTGACGCATTACGACGTCACCGGCGACGAGCACGACGACACTCTCCTGCGCCGTGCGATCGACATCGCGATCGCGACGGGTATTGCCGGCCTCGAGATCGACGACGTCCCCGGCCTTACCGCCGCTCTCGCGGCCAAGGCGCCGCTCGCCTCTCCGACCTTCACAGGCACGCCGTCGGCCCCGACCGCTGGCGGCGGCACCAACACGACGCAGCTTGCTACCACGGCGTTCGTGCAGGCGGCGATCGCGGCGCTGCTCAACTCTGCTCCAGGAGCGCTCGACACGCTGGACGAGTTGGCCGCCGCGCTTGGCGACGACGCTAACTTCGCGTCGACGATGACGACGGCGCTCGCCGGCAAAGCGGCGAAGTCGGCCAATCTTTCAGACCTCACCGACGCCGCAGCTGCCCGCACCAATCTCGGGCTCGCGATCGGCGCCAACGTGCAGGCCTACAACGCCAGACTCGCCGAGCTAGCGGCGATCTCCTGGGTGCATGGCGACCTCGCTTACTTCAACGGCAGTGCGCTGGTGCGGCTTGCACCGGGCACCGCTGGCCACCTGCTGCAGACCGGCGGCGCGGGCGCCAACCCGAGCTGGGCCGCACCTGCCACAGGCTCACCGGAAGGCAGCGACGGCGACATCCAGACCAAGAGCGGCTCTGGCTTTGCCGGTGCGAGCTGGCGGTTTTCGAGCGGCCACCTGCAGCCGCCCTCCGACAACACCGTCGACATCGGCGCCAGCGGCGCGAGCCGGCCGCGTCACGTCTATATTGGGAACACGCTGACGGTCGGCGACAACGGCGGCACCTTCGGCAAGGTCAACATTGGCATCGGCTTCGCCTGCGGTCTGTACTTCGGCAATCGTGGCAGCATCTCGGCACACGGCGATGGCAATTTTCAGTTTTTTAACAACACGGCCACCAGCTTCGGCCGTCTGATGTTTGGCGGCACGACGTCGAGCTTCCCCGCGATCAAGCGCTCCTCCGCCAACCTGCAGGCCCGTCTCGCAGACGACAGTGCTTTTACGACACTAGAGGCCAATGCCGTGGACATGCACGGCTCGCGCATGCGCGTCCGCACATCGACCACGATCGCCCAGCAAGACGCGGCCGGCAACGCTGGCGAGTGGTGCTGGGACACGAGCTACCTTTACATTTGCACTGCGACGAACAGTTGGGCGCGAATCCCTCTCACATGGTGATCAGATGGCATACCAGGAAATTCTGACGCGGCAGACGGTCACGATCGAAGCCGATGGTGCAGGCGCGTTCGTGGCCGGTAACGTCGAGCGACATTTCGCGGTTACGGTCGACGGTCAGTCGCGGCCTCCCGTGACCACACGCGACGTGATCCAGGCCGAGACGCTCAGCGTCCTGCTGCCGCAGGCCGCACTGATGGCGCAGGTCGCGGCCCTCACCGCTGAGCGCGACGCGGCAGTGGCCTCACGCGACGCGGCAGTGGCCCGCGTCGACCAGCTCGAGGCAGAGCTCGGCCACGTCGATGCCGAAGGGGTGCCGGTGCTTTCGGCTGTCCAGGTGCGGCTTGGGCTGCTCGGCGCCGGCATCACGCCGGCCCAGGTCGAGGGGATCATTGCCCAGATCGGCGACGATGCGCAGCGCATCACCGCCCAGACATACTGGGAGTACGCCACCCAGATCCACCGCAGCCACCCGCTGATTGCGACCCTCGGCTCCGCGCTTGGCCTGACCAGCGCGCAAATCGACCAGATGTGGGCCGCCGCGGCTGGTATCCAATGACCCCCTACACCATCGTCTCCGACCGCCTCCACATAGGCGGCACGGCCGTCTCGTTTCGGCAGGCGCGCGACGTGGGTGGGCGGATCACACCGACGCTCGTCGTGCTGCACGACACCGCGGGCGGGCTCGAGGCGGCAGGGTCGATCTCGTGGCTCGCCGGCAACCCTGGCAAGACGAGCGCGCATTTCGTGGTCGGCCGCGACGGCGTGATCACCCAGCTCGCCGATGCCGATCGCAAGTGCAACCACGCCGGCAAGTCGTCCTGGCGCGGCCGCCAGATGTGCAACGGCTTCTCGATCGGAATCGAGATCGTCAACCCAGGCAAGCTGCTGGAGCGCGGCGACGGCGCCGTGTCGAGCGTCGGCACGGTCTACGACCGCGCCGCCTACGGCATCGGCCGCTGCACCACGCCGGCGCACGGCGACGGCTGGTGGATGCCCTACACGCCGCAGCAGATCGAGGCCGTCGAGCAGCTCGTGTCAGCGCTCGCCGCCGCCTACCCCACGATAACCGAGGTCGTCGGCCATCACGACATCTCGCCCGGGCGCAAGGTCGACCCGACGCCGCTGATGGACTGGCCGCGGATGCGCGCCGCGCTCGCCCGGGCCGGCAAGGTGGCGCCGCATTCGCCCGCCGAGGCCGATATAGAGGCCGCCCAGGCCCGTCTCGATGCGCTGGGCTACAACCCTGGCCTGATCGACGGACGGCTTGGCACGCGCACCAGCGCGGCCCTGTTCGCGTTCCAGCGCGAGAACGGCCTTCCGCCGACGGGCAAGCCAGACGCGGCGACGCTCGAGCGACTCCGCTCCGACTCCGCCAAGCCGATGCCGACCGGCCACCGCGAGGAGGCGACCGTGTCGAGCCTCGCCGCCGCCGGCTCGCAGACCGCGCACGCCGCCGTCGCCGACCGCCGCGAGGGGCTGTGGCAGGCCTCTATCGCGACCGCGACCGGCGTGATGGTAGCGGCCCGGCAATTCATCGAGGCCGCCGGTGCGGAGATCGCGATCCTCGCGCTGTGCGGAATCGCTGCCTACTTCGGCTGGCGCCAACTCAACCGCGGGACGTGGCTCGGCCGGCACCGCCTCGCAGAGCACAAGGCGGGCGTAAAATGATCCTGATCACGGCTCTGTGGTCGTGGGTGCTGCCGTGGGCGGCGCCCGCGCTGGGCGTGCTGCGCAACCTGCGGGCGCGGGTCGGCGGTGGCGGCGGGCACGGATGGGGCCTGTCGGTCGCGGTCGGGCTCGCCGTGGTCGCGGTGTGGGGATCGGTGATCGCCTGGCGCTGGCTGCAGCCTCCGGCACCGCTGCTGCTGACGAAGGAGCAGGTCGAGCTGGGAATGGCCAAGGCCGAGCTGATCGACCTGCGCCGCGCGCTGGCTCAGGCAGATCGTGTGCGTGCCGAGCGCGAGGCCGACATGGCCGCGCTCATCGAAACGAACGATAAGCTCGAGCAGGAGATGGGGGCCCTCCGTGACAAAACAGATCCTAGCCGCCGCGGTGCTGTTGCTTTGCCCGCTGACGATCCTTGGCTGCAGCAGTGGCAAGGACGTCCAAAGGCTCGAGCTGGAAACGCCAAGGGTCGTTGATCACGCGCACGCGCGCTGCCCGGCCGCGAGCGAGCAGCAGCGCGCGATCCTGCGCCGCGTGGTCGGCCCGCCGCCGGCCGGCGATCTGGCCGTCGGCACGTGGCAGCGCAAGACCGACGAGCTGCGCCTCGACGCCGCCAACAAGGGCCGCATCGGCCTCGCCCTCGCCGACGAGCTCGACAAGTGCCGCGGCGACGCTCCGGAAGGCCAGCAGGCCAAGGCGGGGACGTGATGGACGGCGCCGACCCGCATAATATCCCTGGCGACGGCGAGGCGTCCTACAACGTCGCGATCGCGGAGTTGCGGCTTGCCGGCGTGAAGGCCGGCCGCTTTCTTCCGCGTCACGACCGGCCGGACGAGATCAAGGCAAGCCCGATCGTCGAGGACGTGCGGCGCATCGGGCCGGCGCTGCTCTATCGCGGCGACTCGACGCGCATCACGCCGCTGCTGGTCAACCTGCACGCCTGCGTAACCGATCCGCCCTACGAGCTTGGATTCATGGGCAAGTCGTGGGACTCGTCCGGCGTCGCGGCAGCGTGGGAGACGTGGGGCGGGGTGCGCATCGCGCTGCGGCCCGGCGCTCACCTCGTCGCGTTCGCCGGCAGCCGCACCTATCACCGCATCGCCAAGGCGATCGACGACGCCGGCTTCGAGGTTAGAGACCAGTTGATGTGGCTGTACGGCAGCGGGTTTCCGAAGTCGCTGGACGTGTCTAAGGCGCTTGACAAATCACAATCTGGCATCCACCGCGGCCGTGCAGGCCGTGCAGGCCAATCCTTTGGCCAGGAGTACGAGCGGACCGACAAAGGCCGCGCGGTCTCGATCGAGGCGCAGCAGTGGGAAGGGTGGGGCACGGCGCTGAAGCCGGCGCACGAGCCGGTGTGCTTCGCGCGCAAGCCGCTCAGCGAGCGAACTGTCGCCGAGAACGTGCTGCGCTGGGCGACAGGTGCTCTCAACGTCGATGATTGCAAGGTCAGATGGTCCAGCAGTGAAGATAAGGCGGCGGCGGCGGCGGCGGCGGCGGCGGCGGCGCAAAGAGCGTGCCACGATCAGAACGCCAACCGCACCGCGTACTCGGATTTCAACAACGGCCCGGCATCTCTGCAACCGTACCTGGAAAAGATGGACGGCGGCCGATGGCCGGCAAACGTGATGACCGACGACTCGCTCGAGGTGCTCGAGGCGTTCCCGCCGTCAGCGCGCGACGCGATCCGCTACTTCTACGCCTCCAAGGCCGGCAAGGAGGATCGCGAGTTCGGCATGGACGGGTCACCATCTCCTGGCGGCACCGTGCGGAGTGATGGCGGCGCAGCCCATACAAAGGGTGTCGACCGGGCCCGCAACTTCCACCCGACCGTCAAGCCCGTCGACCTGATGCGCTGGCTTTGCCGGTTGATAACTCCGCCCGGCGGCGTTGTGCTCGACCCGTTCATGGGCTCCGGCTCGACCGGCATCGCCGCGGTGCGCGAGGGATTCGGCTTTGTCGGCATAGAGCAGGATCCGGACTACTTCGAGATCGCTGCAAAGCGCGTTGCAGCCGCAGTCCGCTTCGTCGAGCGGGAGCCTGACCTCGTGCGCGAGATCACCAAGGCGCTCGACAAGCCGAAGCAGGGCACGCTGCTCTAGCCGCAGCGTCTGGATGAGCAATTCGGAGAGGGGCATCATGGCAGATGGATCAGAGGTGGCGCTATCACGGCACCCCGGCGGACTGGCGGGGCCACTGCCGGGAGGACTGGGCGAGCTTGCCGAGCAGATCCTCCGATCACGATCCGCTGCGGCGGATCGAGCACGCGCTGATCCGGCTCGAGATGGGCCAGCACCACAACCGCGAGGCTGGTCAGCAGCGGGTGGAGGGCCTGGCGCACCACTTCGACACCCGGCTGACGGAGCTGCGCCACGATCTCGGGAGCCGGATGGATCGCATGGATACCCGTATCAAGGAGATCGAGCACCGGCCGCCGTCGGTGCCCAGTCCGACGCCAGCGCCGTCATCCACCCCGTGGTGGGCGGAGATGAGCCTGCGCGAGCGTTTAATCTGGACCGCGGCCGCGATCTGGATCGCCCTGCTGATGCTGCGGCCGGACATCGCCGAGACGATGCGCACGGGGTTGCTGCTGCCGTTGCTCGGCCACGTGCCGAAATGAGGTGGCACCGCCGCGCAGCCGCAGCCCGCGGCTTCGTGCGCCGCAACTGGCTGATGATCTTCCGCGCTGTTGCGCTGGGCGTGATCTCGGCGGTGCTGGTGGCGCTGCTCATGTGAATCGGAACGCTCCCGGCGGCGACCGCATCCCGCCACCGGTCGAGCGGCATCGGTGCCGCGCCGATGCCCCAGCCCCCGCTGCCGGCCTCCCCCGCCCGGCAGCGGGGGCGATTTTTTTTGTGCGTTGTGATCGCCGATACTCGCTGCGCCTCGGACGCGGGCGCCAGGTCATGGGGTCGCCACTTTCCCGCACTTGCGGTGCTCGGGTTGAGCTACCTCGGCACCAGTGGTGCCAGGGCCGGTGTCCAATCCGGCATCCTCCGCCTCTCGTGGCCCGATGGGCGGTCTCCGTCTTGAAAGAAGTGCCGGGACTTACGGCGTCCCGGCGTGCCGGGCTGGAAGCGGTGCCAGACCTCACCCTACTCACACCGCCTCGGAGGTATGTCGTTTCACGCTCCTTTAGGGGAGCAACCTTCCCGAGGTTCGACCTTGGCGCTTTCGCTACGGCATCCGGGGCAGTCTCCGTCTTAGCGCGCTGCGCTGATCATGATCGACACAAGGTTTGGGTTTCGCCACCCGGCGGTGGCTGCGACCATGCCAACGCGCTCCAGTTCGTCGATGAGCGGCGGCCGGTCGCCATCGCAGTCGCGCGCTTGCCACTCGCGATCGGCAAAATGCACGGCTGAGACCGTCCTCGCATCCATAGCGTCAAGGTGAGCCTCGACAGCATCGGCGCCTCGCTCAAAATCGCCTTCGGCGTGGGCTCGGACGAAGCCATCTCCCTCGATGTTGAACTTAAACCCGTGACTGGTGATTGTGCGCGTCATCTCGGCGTTCTCCGTCTTCAATCTGCTAGCGCCAGATCGTAGCGCATCGCGCTCAATTCTTGGCGTGACCACTCACCTTTCACGTACCGCTTCATAACCGACAAGTCGGCACAATCGTCGAGGTAGGCAAGTGCCGCTCGGATAGCCGTGAGCATCTTCGCTTCGTCGGTGTAAATGTCCGTCCGGCGATACGCAGCGAGGGCCGCTTCGGTCATTTCGATCAGAACGTCATCGCGGGTCATCTGGGCGGTCTCCGTCTTGAAAGAAGTGCCGGGACTTACGGCGTCCCGGC